CGACCCGAAGCCCACCGGCCGCCGCGATGGTGTCCGCCGCCTCAGCCGCGGAGAGAGACCCGGAGAGCGCGACCTTGCCGGTGGATGAGACCGCGTCGGCTTCCTGCGTTGCCGACAGCGCACCGGAGAGCGTGAGCGAGCCTGTCGCCGAGACGGTATCGGCCGCTTCGGTGACGGAGAGCGTCGCCGTCCTGCCGGTCGAGGCCTCCTTGAGGACGACGAGGAACAGGAGGTTCTCGTCGTCTGTGTCGCCCGTGTAGGTGTAGGACGTCGAGACGGCCGTGCCGGACGACGGGATCTCCTTCCACGCCGCCGCCACCGCCGGCGAGCCGACGTCCGCAGGCCCGAAATACTGCCGGGTCTTCGGGCCGGGCGCGGCGATGAAGCCGTTGTCCCACGTCTCGTCCGTGCCGGTGTCGCACGACCCGTAACTGTCGTTTGCCCAGAAGCCGATCGCGAGGCCACCCGCCGCCGTGGTGTTGGCCGTCGTCGCCGTCCCAGACGTCTTCGCTGGGGTCGACAGGTTGGTCGTCGACATCGCCGAGACGTCGATCTCGACCTCGCCCTCGATCTCGACGACGTAGAGGCTGAACCCCTGGGAAGCCGCCGAGGTGTAGGTGACCTCGATGTCGGTTTCGCTGCCCGTCGCGACCTTGCGGAACAGGGCGGCGCTGACGGCCGAGCCACTGCGCTCCTGCATCACCCGCGTCCAGCCCGTCGCCGTGACGTCGCTGGTCGCATCCTTGTCGATGGCGACGAAGGCGTAGAGGGTGTTCCCGGATGTCGGCGTGAACGGCAGCGTGGCGCTGGTGGTGTCGCCGGTGCCGGGGTAGACGCCGCCGCCGCCGTTGTTGACGACCTTGAGCGTCGTCGCCTGAACCTGCCGCCAGCGGGTCGCGACCCACGCCGCGCGGACGCCGACGCCCGTCGTGACCGTGATGTTGCCGGTGCTGCCGGCCGTGTCCTTGACCGCGACGCCGATCGACCCGCTGATGTCCGAGCCGCTGGTCGAGCCGTTCGACTGCCACCGCTGCCAGGTCGACGTCGGAGAGAACAGGCCGATCGCGCTGGACCCGCCCGACCCGCTCGCCACGGTCGGATCGGTTACCGCGTCCCAGTTCGTCCAGCCCGTGTTTCGGCCGCTCGTGGCGAAGACGACGATCAGCTCGTCGTTGTCGACCGTCGTCAGGTTGCCGCAGACCGGCGCCGTGGAGCCGGTGGCGTTCGTCCCGCTGTCCCAGCCGGCGAGCTCGATCTCGTAGCCCATCGCCGGCGCCACGGCGAAGGCGCCGCGTAGCTGGACCGCCGTGCCGCCGCGCGACCACGTCCATTTCGGCATCGAGGCGCCGATGGTCGTGTGCCAGACGAACTCTTTCGAGATGGCGGCGTCGCTGCCGCTGGTCGAGTTGGAGGCGTCCGGGGACGCCCCGATATAGGTCCAGTCGCCCGACGTGACCGGAGCCGGCGTGACGTTGTCGCGCGTCCCGACGCGGGCGATGTAGAGATCGCCCGGCCGGATCGTCGAGACGGGAACGAAGTCGAAGTCCGCCGACCCCGAAGATATGACGCCGCTGTCACCGCCCTTGATGTACCAGCGGGTCGGCATCGGCCGGGCGCCTTAGGCGTTGCCGGCCGCGAGCGTGAAGGCGGTGACCGTGAAGGACTGCCCCGTCGCAAACGAGGTGTTGTCCACGATCATGTCGGTCCCCGACGTGCCGACGGTCCCCTGGATGTGGCAGGTGGCGCCGGCCTTGATCCTGAAGTGCCCGGCAGTCCCGGTCCCGTCGGCCGAGGTGTCCTGCCAGGTGCCGGCGAGAGCCTTCGATCCGGACGCCGCCGCCGCCATCCAGTCCGACGGCAGGGTCAGGGTGGCGAGAACCGTGCCGCTGTCCGCGGCCGCACAGTTGGCCGGCGGCGCGCCGGTCCGGATTTCGAGGGTGGGCGCGGTGCCGATCGCCGTCTCGACGGCGTCGAGCTTCGCATTGCGGACCGCGACGGAATACTGAAGAGCCATCGTCAAGTTCCCTTGTTCTCAGGCGCGCCGCGGCGGGCCTTCGTGCGTGGACGTGGCGCGTCACCGTCCCCGAGCGCGCCGAGATCGCGGGCCGCCTCGATCAGTTCCGGCGGGCACTCCTCGCCGGCCGGGATGACGCGCGGCATGAACTCACCGTCCGGCTGGCCGAACAGGTCTTTCGTGAGCTTCGACATGGGAGCCTCCGTCGGAAGTGGAGGGCGCCCGAAGGCGCCCTCCCCTTGCGTCAGGTCGTGGCGATCTTCAGGAGCTTGATCGCCTGCGTGTTGCGCAGCTTCCCGCCGACGCGCTTGCGGATGTAGAACTGCACGAACCCCGGCAGGGTGATCTCGTCGCGGGTCATCCTCATGCCGACGCGGTCGGCGATAAGATAGCCCTCGTTGAAGTCGCCCAGCGCAAGCGGGAAGGTGTTCGCGCCGACCGCCGGCATGTCCTCGGCCTCGGTGATCGGGAAGCCGAGGAAGGTGTCCGGCTGGCCGATCTGAAGCGACGGCTGCCAGAGGTACTGGTTCGTGGTGTCCTTGTACTTCCGCAGGGACGCGAGCACCGCCTTCGACGTGACCCAGCGCGCGTTCGCCCGGTAGCGGGCGCGGAGCGCGTAGACCATGTCGTGGAAGATGTCCGCGCTGGTCGGCATCGCCGCGGCCTGGCCGGAGGCGATGTACTGAAGCGTGCCGAAGGCACGGGAGGAGTCGGCGGTCGTCACCGGGGTCGGGCCGGCGAGGAAGCCGGTCGGCTTGTTGGTGCCGTCGCCGGAGACGAAGGCAGCGCCCTCGCCCTGGGCGATCGCCTCGGAGGCCGACATGATCAGCCAGCTCTCGACATCGAAGAACAGGTCGTCGAGGGCCTCCTCGGTCGAGCGCGGCCGGGCCGACGCCATGCCGAAGGTCGGCGCGACCTCGGCGAGGTTCGGCGTGTTGGTCTGGCTGCGGGTGCCGTTCTCCCCGACCCACTCGAACCCGGCGCCGTTGGTGTCGAACAGCTCCTTGTAGTCGGGCGTGCCGACGGTGACGACGCGGGAGATCTGCCGGATCGGCGAGATGTCGACCGACAGGCGGGCGATCTGCCGCGCGATCTCCTCGGGCAGCGCGAAGCCGCCGGCCGAACCGGTCGAGGTGATCACCTGGGCGGCGCGCTGCTCGAGGTCGGTGCCATTCGCCTTGGTCTGAAGCTGGCGGGCGACGTCGCGGAGGCGCATCTCGCGGGCCTGGTCGCGCGGGTTGCGCACCCACGAGAAGAAGGCCGAGCGATACTCCCGCTCCTCGGGCGTGCCGGTCGGGGTGCCGGGACCACCCGGTCGGGCGGCGCGGGTCTCGACCGTCTCGAGCCGGCGCTTCATCTCGCCGAGGCTGTCCAGCTCGGCGTTGATCTTGGCGAGCTTCGCCTCGGTCTCGGGCGACACGGCACCGCGCGACTTGATCTCCGCAAGGGAGGCGTCGGTGGCGGCCTTGTGCTCCTCGAAAGCGCGGCCGATCTTCTCGATCGTGTCGGCCAGGCGGCCGAAGTCAAGGGTCTCAGACATTGGTTCAGTCCTTCCGGGTGAGGGTGGAAAGCAGCCGCTCGGCTACATCAGCAACGCGCTTCGTCGCTTCCTCGGCCTCTCGCCGGTTCGCGCCCATGCGCATGACGACCGAGACAAACTCGGTCGCGGCACCTTTCGACAGTCCTGCCTCTCGCAGGAGTCGCTCGGCATCTCGGGGTTTCTCGATCGCGTCGATGTCGGCCGACTTGACCGACGTCACGCGAGCCTTGCCGTTGGCCGGGAAGGTGACGAGCGACACCTCCCACAGGTCGACCTCGGTCAGGGTGCGGATGTCCGACTTCGCGTCGTACTCCCACTCCTTCGACATGAAGCCGATCGACAGTCCGGTGACCGCGCCGGCCTTGAGCAGCGCGTGCGTCTCGCGGCCGCGCTCGGTCTCCATGACGATGCGGCCCTTCACCTTCAGGCCGCGATCGTCCTCGGACATCTCGGTCCACACGCCGACCGGCACCGCCGCGTCGTGCTGCCAGAGCATCGCCGGCATGGTGCCGGCCGCCTTGTGCTCGGCGAGGCTGGCCTTAAAGGCGCCGGCCGCGATCTTGTCGCCGTAGCTGTCGAGCACGTCGAACACGCTGCCGTAGCCCTCGACGGTGCCGTCGTCGCCGACGGCGCGGACCTCGAGCGCGAAGGCCCGCGTCTCGCGGCGCGGACCGGTGTCGGCCTCAAGCGGTCGGGACATCGTCCGTCTCTCCTGTGTCGTCGTCGTCCGGCTCGTCGGCGGACCCGTCGTCCGGCGTATCGGCCGCCGGCTTGGCGCCCTGCGTCATGTTCAGCGGCGTCAGCGGGTCATCGAGGCCGGGCAGCGGATCCTTGCCTTCCTCGTCGCGGATCTCGTTCCGTGTGTAGATGCCGAGCTCGACCATCGTCCGGGCCCACTGGGCGCGGTCGGCCATCGAGCCGGCGAGGAGGTAGCGGTTGTCGAACTCGACGAAAAGCGGCCCGGAACCGTCGAGGACGAACTCGTCGATCCGCTGCCTCCACAGCTCCTGCCAGGGCATCAGCGTCTGGCGGACGTGGGCGGTGAAGAAGGCCTCGGATGAGGCGAAGGTCGCCGACTTGTCCGAATGGCCGACGATGATCGGGAAGACGCCGAAGGCCCGGCAGATCTCCTCGACCTGGAACCGCCGCGTCTCGAGGTGCTGGCTGTCGACGCCGTTCATCGCGAGCGGCTTGAAGTCCCACCCGCCGTCGAGGACGGCGACGCCGTTGCGGTTCGTGGACTGGTACTGCTTCCAGGCCTCGCGCAGCCGGGCGACGCTCTCGGGCGACTGCGTCAGGGACGTCGTCAGGATGCCGCCGGGCCGTCCGCCATTGCGGTGCAGAGCCCCCTGGTTCTGCTCGGCGGCCATCGAAAGGCCGATCGCCTCCCGCGCGAGATGCACCGCGCTGAGGCCCTTGATCCATTCCCACTGCCACGACGGCAGGTGCAGGACGTCCTCGACGCCGAATGTGCCGATCGACCCGAACTGGTCGTGCAGGTGGTAGGCGACATCGTACCGCGACCGATGCTCGATCACGTAGTTTCCGGGCACGATCGGGATCAGTTCGCGTACCCGGTTGCCGGACTTGACCTTAAACGCCAGCGCATTGCCCGTCAGCACGGCGTGCATGGTGAGCGTGCGGCGGAACTCGAACGACGTCTGCCACTCGTTCGGCCGCCGCGACAGGATCCGGTACTCCGGGATGTTGGTCGCCAGCTCACGGCGCCCGTCGGCCTTCTCCCGGTAGACGTGGAGCTGCGGCGTCGCGCAGCCGTCGGCGATCGCCCGGACGCAGGCGAGCACCGTCGAGACCTGAAGCGCCGTCGACGCCGAGATCGCCGCACCCGTGGACGAGGCCCCCGCGAACGCGCCGTCGATCGCCGCGATCACCTCCTCGAACGGGCGAGGCTGCGGCGTTGCCGACCGGCGTGACAGGCCCGGGAGCCATGAGAGGAGGCCCATCGTCAGAGCACCATCATGTCGGTGTTCTCCAGGTACGAACGGGCGACTTGCGGGTTCCGGGACATCAGCGCGACCGCGTCGAACATCGCCATCAGCGGGTCGATCTTGGCCGAGCCGGCCGCCTGCTTGGTGATCACCAGCGCATTGCCCCGCTGCTCGGTCTTCGCGTTGCCGACCGCCCAGGCCATGATCGCCTGACCGCCGTGGACGAGCTCGCCGCTGGCGACCTTCACCTCGGCCGTCTTCACCGCGCCCTGCAACTGGAAGCCCTGGCTGACGCCGACGAGGAACGGCGGCTCGGTGGACAGGCCCGTCTCGGCGATCGCCTCGACGATGAGGCCGACGCCGGCCGGGTCGAGCCCCACCTGCGCGAGCTTGCCCGTGTCGAACAGGGTCCGCAGGCGCAGCGCCAGGTCTCCGAAGGCGAAGGTCATGTCGTCGACGATCGTCAGATCGCCGTCGGCCGCGAAGTCGCGCAGGCGGCTTGCCTCGCTCTTGCGCCGTTCGAGGACGAGCTCGTGCGCCCACGAGTGCTGCCAGTGCAGCCACTTCCGGCGCTTCGGATGCCGGCCGAGAATGCTCAGCGACAGAAGGTCGTCGAGACCGCCGCCGTCGATCCCCGCCACCAGCACCTCGCTCTCGGCGACGAGCCGGTCGAGCCCCAGCTCCGGGTCCGCCTGTCGCTCCCAGAACGGCGCCCCCGCCCACCGATCGCGCCGCAGCCGCTGGCCGATCATCACGTTGAGGTGCTTCGCCAGGAAGGTCTGAAGGTCGTCGGCGCCCTCGCCGCCGGCCTGCGCCTCGCGGAGCTTCGATTCCAGCCACTCCTGCCGGACCGACCGGCCGAGGTTCGGGTTCGTGACGTAGAAGTTCGCCGGGTCGAGGTAGGCCTCGGCCTCGAGCATGGCCGGCGGGAACTCGTAGAGGACGCCGAGCCGCTCCGGATCCTCGATCACGCCGTCCCGCACGTCGCGGAAGTAGTCGAGTTTCGACTTCCAGACGCCGGCCGGCGGCTCGTCCGCGTGCGTCGTCAGGTAGACCACGAAGCCCTCGGGCCGCGCGGCAAGCCCTCCCGTCGCCTCCTGAAGCATGGCGCCGGCGTTGGGCTTCTTGCCGAACACCCAGAGCTCGTCGACCAGGACGAAGCCGGCCTTCTTGCCCGCGGCCGTGTCGTTGTCCGCGGCGACGACGTTGAGATGCGCGCTGGTGGTCCGGTGGGTGATGCGCCGCAGGTGGTCCTGCACGTGCAGGAGGTCGCTCAGCTCCGGGTCGTGCCGGACCATGCCGGCCGCCGGCGCGAACGAGTTGTTCGCCACTTCCAGCGTCGGCGCCAGGATCATCAGCTCGTTCTGGTGCCGCCAGTTCCGGATCAGCGCCGTCATCATGATCCCGGCGGCGATCGTCGACTTCGCGTTCTTCTTCGAGATGAGGAGTAGGAACTCGCTGATCTCGCGCTTGGCCGTGTGCGGGTTGTAGGCGCCGAAGATGGCGGCCACGAAGTCGAACACCCACTGCTCGCAGCACTCGCCGAAGGTCGGCATCCCCGGCAGGTCGACGACCTTCAGGGACTTGAAGACCTCGAGCGCGGCGGCCGCCTCGTCCGGGAAGAGCGGGTCGAACGGGATCAGCGTCTCGCCGCGGACGATCCGCTCCTCCCAGTCCGGGCAGGCGGTCGACCAGCGCATCTCAGTTCACCAGCCGCGGCGGCGCCGGCGGCGCGAACTTGCCCCGCACTTCCGAGGCCGCCTGGATGCGCTGCTCCTTCTTGCCGATCGGCGCCGGCGCCTTCGCCACCTGGCCGCCGCGCGTCGACACCTTGGCGGCGAGCTCGTCGAGGTCGCGCCGCTCGAACCGGCGGAGCAGCTTGTCGATCGCCTGGACGTTTCCGCACCGGGCCTGCTCGACGAGGGCGGCGAGGGCCGCGCCTTCGACCCGTGCCCGTGCCTCGGCCTTCTGGCGGAGCTCCCGGAAATAATGCTTGCGCAGCGTCGGCGGCGTGATCGCCAGGGCGGCGGCGATCTTCTCCATGGACCAGTCGAACGCCGCTAACGTCATGACAAGACGACGCTTTTCGTCCGTCGCCGTATGGGGCGGCCGACCACGGCGGCCGAACCCCTCGGGGATCGGATCGCCGAGGAGGTCAAATTCCACGCCCATCAAAAAAAATCTCCGAATTGGAAGCACGCCGGTTTCCAAGGAGGGTCCGGCCAGAGATTTAGCCCCCCCCTGCCCCCGGACCTTCGCGGCGGCGCGCCCCTCGCCGCTCGCCGAGGTGGTCTTCCTTCAGGCGGTTGTCGCAGACCCGGCAGACCGAGCGCAGGTTATCGATGGTGTCGGCGCCGCCCTTGCGCCTGCTCACGATGTGGTCGGCGATCGTTGCCGTGTGCCGGCATCCGGGCAGGGCGAGGGTGCAGCGGTAGAGATCCCGTTGCAGGCACGCCTTGCGCAGCGCCTTCCACTCGGCCGACTGGTAGTAGCCGTCGACCACCTTGGCCGGGATCGACGCGATCGAGGTGGACATGCGGCCGATGGCTGGCTTCAGCGTGGTGAGCTTGACCACCAGGTCAGACCCCGCCGGGCGGAACGAACAGACAGATCGTCGTGCCGGCCTTGATCGGTGCGGACCATGCCGTCGCCGGCTTGTCCCGCAGGTGGCGGCACCAGGCGTACTGCCCTTCGCCCTCGGGCGGCGTCTGGCGAAGGCGCGCGTCGCCCCAGCCGACGACCTCTCCGGTGGCGACGATCTGCCATCCGTTCGTCGTGACCCGCAAGGCGTCGGGCGGGATCACCATGCAGTCCTGCTCCGAGCAGCACGACAGCGGGAACCACTCGTGCGCCTGCGCCATGCTCCGGCCGAACGTCACCGCGCAGACGAGCGCCGCCAGCACGAACGCCAGGTGCCGCGCGAGGGCGGCCCAGTCGGAGCGGGCCATGGGCTTTCCCTGTCTTGTCGGGTTGCCGCCCTTCTCGCCAGCGGGGCGGCGGCGCTGCCATTCCCGCCGGAACCCGGCCGAGGGATGATGTCTCGGCACTGCGACGGGTGCGACCGAAATGAAGAACCCCGCCGCACCGGTCGGTGTGACGGGGTCTCGAATCGTTTGGGCCTTCTTAGCCGTGCAGATGACGCGCCAAATTCCAGTCGCAGTCAAGACACCGCCACGGATCGCGCTGGGGACGACTGTTTCTGTCGCAGCCGGGCGGCGACACGCCGATTCGGCGTCGGCCGGTCTAGCTGCCAGCGGCGAGCGTTGAGGTCGGGCAGGATGCGCGGCCCGCTGCCCTCCCACGGCCGCTCCGGCCAGGCGCACGGCAGGAGGACGATCGACGACAGCGCCCCGATCAGATCCTCGAACAGGAGGTCCATCGCCGCGCGCCACAGCTCGCCGCGCGCACGGTTCACCAGCGAGGGCACCGGGTCGGGATCGAGGAACCGGCGCTGGTAGGCGTCAGGGAAGGGCCGGCGGGCCTTCTGGTCGAAGCCGTCGACCTCGACCTCATAGGGTAAGCCGAGCGCGTCGACGGCGGACAGGCGGCGGAACCACCGCGGCTTGCCGTTGGCGCCCCGCTCGACCTTCAGCTCGGGCACGTCGACGATCATGTCCGGCAGGCCGAGGATCGCCACCGTGCGGACGATCATGCTCGGCCGCATCCGGAGCGTCCGCGCGCCGTCCGCCTCGAGGACGGTCAGGCCGTCGATCACGCGGGCCTGGACGTGGTCGTCGAGGCCGTGGAGGTCGACGTCGGCGGCAGCGGACCATTCCGGCGGTATCGTGGCCCGCACGTCGTCGAGCGCCGTCACGGCCGCGTGGATGGCCAGCGCGTCGGCGTGCGGCTCGCAGGTGGCGCTCGGGTCGACGACGACCCCGAAGGCGTTGTCGGGCAGCGCCCAGGTCTCGGCGACCTTGTCCACCTGGCCGGCCGGAGACGCCGGCTCTTTTGGGCCAAGCGCGCGGATCGGGATCGGCCGGTCCTGTTTGGGCAGTTCCTCCCGGTAAGCCCAGCGAACCGCGTCCTCTATCGTCATTTGCCGCATTTTCTGCCCCTTCAGCCCATCAACGGGACGGTAGGGACGATCCGTTCTGTCGGAGAAGTCGGATCGTCCCGTAAATCTCGGAAAGCGCCCTTTGATTCTATTGTGTTTTTTCAGTTCACGGGACGGTAGGGACGGTAGGGACGATATCTCTCGCGTTACACGTGAGAAGACCCCTATCAATCCATCGTCCCCTCTTCTCACGTGTACACGCGGGAAACCGTCCCTACCGTCCCTACCGTCCCGTAGCGCCCGCAAGCCCTTGATTCGATTGGTGCGGCTCCCCCGCACCCCCGCAGACGCATCGTCCCGTGACGGCCTCACATCGTCCCTACCGTCCCGTTCCCGACCCGTGGGTGTGCGAGGGCGGCGCGTAGTCGGCCCCGACCTTGAGGCCGCGGTAGAACGTCGTCGAGTTCTTCGCCCGGTCGATGCCGTGCCTGGTCGCTGCCGTAGCGAACCGCTTGGCGAAGGTCGTCTCGCGCCAGGGCGTCAGTGCCTGCCGCTCACAGTAGGTCTGGAAGGCCCGAAACACCTCGCCCGGCGTGCAGGTGTCGTAGGTGTCGCCGGTCACCACCAGCGCGGCGCGGATGAAGGCGCCCATCACGTCGTTCTCGGCGCGATACTCCTCGGTGGCCGACACCACCGTCGGCGGCGGTTCGAGCTTGCCCCGCTCGAGGTAGTCGAGGGCGCCGCCGATCAGCCAGTTGAGGATGCCGGCCCGCTCCGCCCACAGCTTGTCGCCGAGCGCCTTGTCGCGCTCCTCGGGCGGGATCTGGACGTCGAAGGGCACGAGATGGACGCGCCGCCAGATGCCGTCGTTGTCGCCGCGGATGTCCGGCTTTCGGTTCGCCGAGATCACCAGGTTGAAGACCGGGTAGACGTCGATGAACTCCTGGTGCAGGCGCCGGATCGGCACCGGCTCCGAGCTCGTCAGCGTCTTGATGATGTCCTCGTTGAGCGGCAGGCCTTCCTTGGGCTCGGCCGTGCGCACGAAGCGGGCGCCCGGCAGGCGGGCAAGGTCCGGTGTCGCCTCGGCGCCGCGCTTCGTCGTGTCGCCGATCAGCGTCGCGATCGGCAGGCTGGTCGCGTAGTCGCCCATGATCCGGCAACAGATGTCCACTAACGTCGATTTGCCGTTGGCACCCTCGCCGTGCAGGAGCGCGAACACCTGCTCCCGGCTTGTGCCGAGGAGCCCGTAGCCGAAGTAGCGCCGCAGGTAGGCGCGCACCTCGGGGTCCGGGACGACACGCTCGAGGAAGGCGCGGAACACCGGAGCCCGTGCGTCGGGGTCATAGTCGACGTCGCAGACCTTGGTGATCAGATCCTCTTTCCGATGCGGGTCGAGCCGGGCGCGCCAGACCTTGCGGATTCGCACGACGTCGGGGTCCGGGCACTCGGGGTCTTCCTCCTCGACCTCGCGGAAGCGGAGCGTGCCGTTGCCGACGTTGAGGGAGAAGCCGTCGGCGTCCATGTCGGCGACCGGCCGCGAGACGAACGGCATCGAGAGCGCGAGCATCGCCTCGAGCCTGCCTCGGTTCCCCGATGCGTTGGCGAAGCGGCGCCGCTTCTCCCGGCGGGCCTGCGCGCCGCGCAAGGCGATCTCGCCGTCGGCGATCACCTTCGTCAGCGCCCGGCGCTCGCCGGCCGGGAGGTTCGGGTCGTCGATCCGCTGCTTCGCGGCGTCGGCCGCGTCGATCAACGCCTGCTCCCGCTCGGTCGGGTCGATCACGTAGCACTCGTATCCGATCGCCGTGGCGGCTTCGTAGACCATGGGCAGGGAGTGCCGGCCGTCGACGTCCTCGGCCCATCGCCTGCCGTCCCAGACGTGCCAGCCGATCCGTTGCAGGTGCAGGATGTCGGACCCGTGCCAGATCATCAGCCGGCGGGCGTTGCCGAAGTCGTTCAGCGGCTCGCCGGCGCACTGCCGGACCTTGCCCCAGTCTATGTCGGCGTCGTCGGCCGGCGGGCCGTCGTCGAAGGACTCGGCGTCGTCGAACGGGTCGCCGTCGGAG